ATCATCTAAATCTTTCATTGCAGCATCAATCAATTCCATGTTTCCACTTTGGACAGCCACATCATCTGATACTTGTTTAATAGCAGCGTCTAGGGTGTCACTATTGAAATTTTCGTTTTCAATATTGTAGTAGTCTGAGGATGCAGGTTTTCTGAGGCTGTAATTGGTTGTGTAGTTCATTAGATGAGTTCCCCCTCTCGTAAATCATTGTAAGTGTAGGCACTCAGGTCAGCGTGAGTGTATGGCTCCAAGTCTTCGTAGAGTCGATAGATATAGATATATGAGATATCCAGGTGGGCCGGTTTTATATCCTCAAGAACCATTTTTAAATCATCGACATTAGGCGGTGTCCCCAAAAAACTTGAAAACGTGATTTGTATGGTTCCGTCAAATGCCACATCAACCTCGCCGTTTGTATAGGCAAGTGCGACCGTTTCAAAGAGATTTGCATCCGCCTTTCCTGTGCCTCTTTCCTTTGATTTTATCGCAGATCGCCTTTCTGAGAGAGCTTTGCCGCTCTCAGTGGGGATGCCTAAGTCTCGTTCGTAGATTGCTAAAGCCCAAGTTGCTGTATCGATGCTATCTTGCGCTTTTAAGTCCTCGATTGACGATTCTATGCTTGATATTGCAGTTTCGCTTGCCTCAAAGAGCGCCTGGTATATGTTTGACTTTTGCATAAATGATGGAAGGTATTCAATCAATGGTCTATTCATTCAGAGTCACCGTCCCTAATATTGCCACTTCAGTATCGCCTATGGCCACGTTGGATGTTCCTCCATTAATCGTTAAATTCTCATACCCTTCCACTCCAGCACTTGCCAGGATGGCAGAACCGATGTTTCCGTAACCAACATAATCACTGACAAAGGCAATTTCTGCAAGGTAAGCTGTAAGAGCATCCTCAACATTAGCCTGTCTTGTTACATCATCAACTGCAGGGTCCTTGACCACAGTTACAACTACATCAATGGTCAGCGTGTCCGCACTCTCCACAGTACAGTAGGCGCCAATAGGAGCCTGACCTTCTCCAAGACCTGCGCTGTCTGGATCTATATATTCCTGCACCAGTTCAACAAGTCCGGCGCTTGCAGGCTGCTTGTCCGCATCAATGATTCTAATCTTTACAGTGTTGTCGCCATCCCATAGAGGATAGACCTTGGCGCTTCCCACTCCCGCCACTTCTTTGGCCCAATTGATATAGTGGGCCTTGTTCCCGCTCGTGGCCGGAGTCTGCTTTTTTTCGTAGTACCGAGTTTTGAGCGCCTGATCGGTTTCGGCGTCGAACCCATCCTCCGTCGGATTATCGTTGGTGACGGCAGTGATGCCTGAGATGGTGATGGGCATCAGAGTAATCTGGCTTGATGCCACATTGCCACTGGTCCCTGCCACTACCGCCTGAATGGCGACGGTGCCAGAGGTCGAGATGACGACGGTCTCTGTCGCCTCAAACTGTACACCACCAGTAGTCTCGAAGAGATCACCCTCGGCGATGGTACCACTGCCTGTAACAGTGACTTCTCCAACCGCCTTGGTGGCCGCAAGGCGTGTGATACCAGTTCGTTGATTGATAAAGATCTCAAGCTCGTCACCCTCGAGGTTTTCGATGTTGAGTTTCCCTTCAGCCACATCGAGGTCTGCGTGAGTCTCTTCCAGAGCCTTGGCAACTGGTGTCACTGCGTCGTAGATGAAGGACCCCTCTCGCTTGTCATAGATGCTTGGTATGCTCTCAAGCATTGTGGCTAGTAGTTCTGCAAATGTTTTCATAGGCTCACCTCCGTGGTGCCGTAGATGGTTTTGATAATGAACGTGACATCGAGCTCAGAGCCATCGAACCGAATGGCGACCTCATCCAATCCAGTGATCGCCGGGTTAGTTAGTAGCGCCTCCTGGATCATGCGCGTAAGCTCCGCCTTGACAAAGTCATGCTCGTAGACGGACCCAATTAGATCGTGATGCCCTGATCCGTAGATAGTGTAGATCTCAAGATCAGAGCGTGTCCTCAGGATTTTGTCCACCCAAATTTTAATATATTCAAGCCCTGTCACTGGGACTAGTCTGCCATCGAGTAGTTCGAAATCTCCTGTATCGAAGTCCCAGGCAAATGTGCTGTGCACCTCGCTCGTTAAAGCGATTTCCTGCGTTTCAAATTCTAGCTTTGCAATTTCCGGTAGCATGCTATCCCACCTTGTCTATGATGTACCATCGTTTTAAATCCACATCAGGGACTAAGATCACTTCGTCTCCTGCTTCCAAAGGATCCACGATGGTCACTTCTTTGGTTGTGGTGCCTGTCTCGTTTTCGTCGGTATATTCTACTGTAAAACCAGTCTTTACGAGACTGGCTACCACCAGACTCTCCGCCTCAAGAATTACCAAATCTCCCCACTGGACCCTGAGCGGTGATGCCGAAATGACTGTCCCGGTTGTGATGGTTATTACACTTGGATTGTTTCTCTCTTTAAAGAGTTGCGCCATTTTTTCGATTGAGTTCATCAGCTCACATCCTCTGGTAGAGTTAATGCAAGGTCCATGACATGGGTGCCACCACTCACCGTATGAGAGCAGTTGGTAATCATGTAGCGGCCACTGGCTCCTGTCACGGGTTCTGATAGATCAAACATTCTGCCCGCCTTGAAAGCAGGGTCTCCCATCAGTGAAATCTTGTTGTCTTCATGCACCCGGTTCAGTCGCTTGAGGAGTATCCTGGCAACCTGTCGAGCCTTGGCCGCGTCCTCTTCGTCGATCTTGAAGGTCTGCTCCAAAAGCCCGTATTTTGAACCCGAAACTGTGTCCTGTGCCAGGGCGACGGTTTCGTAATTGTCGCTTTTCGTCAAGATAATTTTGATCTGATTTCTTAATTTCTCGATGGTCCTGGTCCTCTGCGCCCCGAGTGGATTCGCCAAAACATCCACTGCTCCGATGTTGCTGGCGAGCTTGAAGGATCCGATGACCATGGCATCCTGCATCCTCTCGATGTAGATTTTTCCTTCGCTGAGCTCAGTGAGCATCCTCTGCCCCGTCTGGTTTTCATGGACCCTGATCAGGTCCGTGATGATTTCCGCCGGTGTCTTTTGGATGTAGATAGTAGAAATTAAAGCAGGCATTGATGCGATGCGCCCTATCGGTAGTCCGAAGTCGCTTATGATCTTGGTGATGGCCGAGGTGACGCTTACGCTATTAAACTGATAAACGCTTTTAGAAGCTCCTAGGTACCATCCGTAGTCATAGGCTGTGTAGCTTATCATGCTGCGCCCGCTTCGCTTCTCAGTTACCACTATGCCCCTGTTTACCTCCTTGTTGTCTGCGAAGAGCATCACCAGGTCTCCGAGCTCCACCGGGTTTTTTGGGATTGAGGGTGAGTCGCCCCAGATTACAGTAAACTCGATAACCGACTTCAAAGTTAGATTGCTGTCCCAGGTGAGTTTTTCTATTAATGGTGTGATGTCAAAAATCTTGGATCCATCGTTCTTGATTAGTTTGACCTTGAACATCAACCCACCTCCACGAAGCGAAATTCCCTGAGATCAAGACTGTAGTCAATATCGCCGTTTTTCGTGATTGTGTAATTGAAGGACTCGATGGAGAAGGCCTTGTTGACTTTGACTACACTCCCAGCAATACCATCTCCGATGATCACCACCCGCACCGGAATCCTCCGCTGTCGCCACCTCTGGATAGTTTCGACATATTCCATGCCCCAAAGCTTGCGACTTTGCAAAAAAGGATAGTCTCTTACAGGGAAAAATGATTCCAAGCTTAAAGTTGCGAGTTTTTTGTTCTGAATAAGGTTCAGTGGACCCTGGAGCCCGTTAATCTCCTGGATGTCCCAGGGCTCAGTGATTTCATATTCCTTCGGAGTGACCGGCAGGATGATGACCTCTTCGTTGTTGTTGATGGTTATGAAAATCTTATCCATACACCGCACGCTCCAGTCTCGGCAGGAGCTTATCAGCAATTTGCTCTCCCGTCATGTCGCGGCTTGAGCTTTGAACCGCTGATGTGTTTTCTGCCACCGCATCCGTATTCTCACTGAGTGTCTGTGCAAGGGTGGCCATGGCTGCCGTGTTGTCCTCGGTTTCCTTCTCCTGCTTCTTACGTCTGGCTTCCTCCACCGCTGAGATGGTGTCATCTGAAAACCGTTTGACCTCTATCTCGTCAATGTAGTTGCGCTTTTGATAGATGGGTTTTGTGGTGTCAGCCTTAGCAACGCCAAAGTCCACTTTAACGGTTTCTTTTCCTACAGCCTTAAGAACTGCGTTGAGTGGTGCAAGCCAACGTTGCAGGCTCTTCTCAGCTTCGGAAACTACGAGATTCCACATGCTTTTGAAGAAATGGACCACATTGTCTTTGAAGTAAACTACCGCACTCAGCATACGGTTGAGTCCTCCAATCATGCGGTTGATTGAGGATTCTGACCACTCAGCGATGGTGCTCCATGTTTTCATGAAAGTTATTTTTATGGTTTCCCAATTCTTTTTGACGATGACAATAACGCCCACCAAAGCCATCAAAAGGCCGATGACAAAGCCGATGGGGTTGCTCATCATGGCGGCATTAAGTCCCTGTTGTGCTATGGCAGCATACATCGCTTGAACTTTGTAGTAGGTGATAGCTGCCGCCACGGCTCCAAAAACCGGAGCTAGCTGTATTAAGGTCTCTTTGACGATTCCTAGAGTATTTACGAATCTGTCGATACCACCCTCTGCGACCCAGCGATTGATAGCATCCGCCACCGCGTGGACCTTCGCCTCAATGGCAGGGAGGTTCTCGTTGAACGCTTTAGCGAATGCGCCTTTGACTTTGATGACGACACCGCCTACAACTTCTTGGAGATCCCCGAAGGCGTTGGACACCTGTTTGATCTGGCCCTCATCCGTCATGGCCAGTGCCGCGTTGACGCCTCCTACGTTTTGTTGCAGGACCTGGGCCATGGTAGCGGCCTTTTCTTCTTCTGTCCCGAATTTCAGCACCTCAGCCTGGGCATCGGTAAAGGTTATGCCGACCCTTGAAAGAGATCCAACCTGCCCTTGCATGGCTTTCCCGACCATGTTGGCGATGTTAACGGCGTCCCCTTGCGTGGCGTTGAGCCCTTTTGTTTGTGCCACAAGGTCCATCATGCCTTTGGACAAAGTCTCCACAGTGTCTGCAGACACGTTGAAGGTCGCAATCTGTTGCATACCGGATAGAACGACCTCATCGCCTATGACGCCGACCTTTTGGAGTTCGCTGGCATAGTTCTTGAGAGATCCGATTTCATCATCCGTGGCTCTGCCCGTCGCCCTAAAGACAGCCTCCAACTTCGCGACCGCCTGAGATTGGTTAATGTAGGCTTCTTCCATGTCTCTTATGGCCGCAATCGACTTCACTACAGCGAGTCCCGCAAAAGCGGCCCCCATCATCGATCGCCTAAGCCCGTTCCAGGTTCTGTTTCCCTCAGCTTTGAGATTCTTGATTTGCTTCTTATGTGTCAGAGTGGACTTGTTAATTTTTGACATGGTTGGGGTCACCTGATCCCGAAGGACCATGCGTCTCTCTATAGCTTTGCTCATTTTTTCTCACCCCACTTTTTGGCTTCCTCTTCGTAAAAAAGGACCATGCTCTCCATCATGAAAACTTTCTCGGCATGGTCCAGGTCTAAAAGGTCCCGGAGTCGATGACCTCTTTGCACGTAGTGATGGAGCATGTAAAGATCTCCATCACCACTTATTAGTTTTTTAGTTTCACGCCTCCGAATCCTGCGATTCCCATGATCTTTTCAGCGATGGAAGCGACCTCGCCAGGGAGGAATATCTCGTCTACAATATCCATAGGCTCCGTGCAGTCGTATGCCTTTTGTAGCTCCTTGTCTTTAAGGTCAGGGACAACCATGCACTGGTAGACAAGGTAGACGTCCGCTCTGGTTGGGTCATCAGATCCCATGTCCTGAGCTTCCAGGATAAGGGCTGTAGTGGGTGCCTGGACCGTCACTTCGCTGTCGAGAGACGGAATATAAAGCGCCTCCTGCTTCATCTTGTTTTTGGCGATTTTCTCTTTCTGGTCAATCAATTCTTTGATGGTTAGCTGCTTACTCATAGTGTCCTCCTACTCGATTAAGTCAATCGGGTCATAGTTGCTGTACGCGAAGCTCAAATCTTCTCTCATGACAGTCTTTTGCTCAAACTTCATGAGGGTGAAACTGTCGAAAGTCACGTCATATAGTGCGATGCGCTCCGATCCGAAAGCATCAGGGTCCGCCAATTTCCCGACTAATTTCAGCCGGGGGGTCTGGCCTTTTTTGATGTCTGTCGCCATTTTTGCGGTTACCCGTGAGTAAATCTTTTTGATGGTCATGGACCCTGTTCCATTCCAGCCTGTTTGCTTCTTGTGAGTCGCAAGGTCACCTGCCTGATTGACATCCTCGTAGTCAATATTGACGACTGCCTCAAAGGAGTCTACGTCAAGCCACGGCTCGTTGTCGACCCAAAGGGTGCCAAATGTGCCGTTGATCACGTTTTTTGCATCCATATTTTAGCCTCCTATGCTAGAGCGATTTCCATGCTCAGGTCTTCCATGGCATCAAGCAACTTGAGACTGCCATCAAGATAGACGTAAGATTGGAAAGCGCTTTCTTTGACATCCTGGTCGGACCAGTCTGTCGTATCCGTTCCAATACCCTCCCAGGCATCTCGTTGCTTTTCGACATTGATACTGACGGTGTTGTCGTACGCCGGGTCGAGGACAGTTCCCTCTAAACCTCGCAGGTATGACATGATTGCGGTGATGAAAAGGACCTGGTTGTCATAGCTGTTGTTGACTTTTCCGACGTACTCATCGTTGAAGGTCTTTTGGATGTCAGTCTTGATTAGGTCTGTGCCTTCAACTATCTTAATTTTTTTGAAAATATCTGACTTCTCAGCAGTGGTGGTGGTGAGAGAAGTAACGGCGCGTCCAATCTTAATTTTGCCGTCTTGCTTCACAAAAATCAGTTTGCCTGCGTCAATATCAACATCCGAGTCCGCGCTCTCAGTGATATCCTCCACCTCCGGGAGCTCTACATAGGTTCCTGACCGATCCAGCCCGAGCCCTGCGAAGATGCCTGCGATTCTGGGGGTGTACTCGTCGGTAGCGTAGGTGGTTTCTCCTACCACGATATCGTCAGTGGAGAAATTTACGACAGCCTCTGAGTCAGCAACGGTAGCAGGGAGCACTGCCTTGACCATATGACCTGTGTCCCTTTGCCCTTCCACCCACGATACGATATCAGCAGTATCTCCTGCTGATATTTCAGGGATGGCCAGCCAGTTGAATTGTTTTGTCGCCAGGATTGATAGTTCATCCGCGTAGTCGGCGTCCGTGGTGCCGCCTCTGACGACGATCACCTTTGAGGGTGAACCAAGGAACGCCTGGTCAATATACGCCGCGTTGGTGGCCGTCCAGTCGTCAGAATCGACGTCTGTGGCGACGCTATACTCATAGGTCGTGGTGGCCCCGGTGTCGTCCCTCAGGATAAGCGCCACCACGCCGCGCTGTGATCTCTGCACCGCAGAGACCGCCAGGGTGCTGAAAGTTATATCAATTTGTGGTAGTCCCATAATTTCAACTCCTTATATTTTACTCAGTTCTTTGTCCATCTCACGCTCCACGATCTTGTGGAAATCCCGCTCGATGGCGTGTCCTGCTTTTTCAAACACAAGCTTTCCAGGTGCCCATCCAAGCTCTTGACTTCCTCTCACAATGCGGTGCCCTTTTTCAATCAGGTGCGCATGTGGGGCAATTTTGTAAGATGGGAACACCCGAACCGTCAGCTCGTCATTGCCCGAGCAGAAGACGCGGCCTCGCTTGATGGATTTGTAGTAGTTTCCAGAAACTTTCCCCACGCGTTGCTTTGCTTCCGCCTTAGCAATTTTTTTGGCAGCTGTTCCCACTTTGCCGAGAACCCGGCGTGATTCCCTGGGAAAGTTTTTTGTGAAGTAGTCAATCGCTTCTCGAAATTCATCGAGATCCGTGTCGTCAATGTCGTATATGTCAGCCATCGATATCCAACTCCCCCATCAGTGGCGGCGTCACACTGGAGTCTACCTCCGAGTCATAGTAGCTTAGCCTAAAAATAGTCTGCAGGGTATGATCAACCACCTCGGACTCCATATCCTCTAAAACATGAATATGTCTACCTGATACTACAAACCCTTTTCTGAGGACCGCTTCCAGATCCTCCTGGGTTTCTAGGACCTCGATCTGGTAGTCATCTCTGTTTGAGGGGAAGTAATTGACCACCACGGGAATTTCCCGCAGAAAGCTCTCAGCATAGTCAGTGCGGTACATGGTGCCGAATGTTACAAAAATTGAGGGGCGCGTGAAGCCTTCCTTGACATCCGTTTCGTAGAGACTCACTGTCGGGAAGGTGGTTTTGATGGCTGCGTGAATTGCTTTTTTCAGATCTTTTAGTCCTACCACTTAAAACCCTCCTATCCGTTTGGTGGGACCCTCTTCTCGGTGCACATGATCTCAAGTCCCTCTTCGCGTCCGATCTCAATTACAGAGTTAATTTCCAGGTCTTTTGCTTTATACCTGATAGTCATTGCTGGCGTCACATCATCCCGGTACCTCATGGTCACTCGGTAGGACAGCTCCGACCTGATTTTCTGCGCCTCGAAGTATTCCCGGCCTCTGAGCGGAACCACGCTTGCCCATACCGTGGCAACTTCCTGAGTGGTTTTCACCAGGGCACCAAGGGCGTTTTCTGTCTCGACATCAGGGTTGAGTATGATGACGCGCCTATCCATCAATTTAGGATTCATCTGTATCACCGGACCTGTACTCACTTGATAGAGTGAGGTGTGTTTTCAAGCTCTTGTACGACACCTCAAAACGCTCAGCTACCTTCGGATCATCATAGCCAAAGTGGGCTTTGCAGTAGAGAATGGTTGCTCTCTTAATCAGCGGATCGGTCTCCAGGATCTTTTCGTCATCCACCCCAGTGATTCTGAGATCAATTTTTGCCGCGTCAATCAGGTCTTCAATTTCTCCGTCAAGGTCATCTCCGTCGATTCGCAAAGCACTTTTTACCACTTCCAGCATCTAATCACCTCCGAGTAGTCCAACAAGGATGTCTTTCGTATCTTTTGCACTGTACTGCTTGCCCTGCTCGTCCAGGAGTGCCTGGAGTTCTTTTTTTGTCATTGAGTCATAGTATTTTTCTACCGGGTGTACGTGTAAATAACCTTTGTTGACCAACTCGTTGACCCTTGCGGTTTCACCATCAAATAAACCACCAGGGAGATGTCTCTCCCCGGTGTGTTTATCTTTGAACCGCTTAATTACTTTCGCTTTCATGTGCTCACCCCTTTAAACGAGTATGAACACATCGATGATCGATCCGTCCATCACAGAGTCCAGGTCGATGACATTCTTCTCAAGCTCGTCAGCATCTACAGTGACCACGGGAGCAGTTGTTTCAATCGCTCCATCATCCATGGCAAAAGCCAAGGGCTTAGACGCCATCATGAATGGGAGTCCTAGTTTCTCGCCCCATCCTAAGTCAACCGCCTCCGTGCCAGTGGCTATCGGTAAAACTACCGATGTGACTGTCTTAAATGCCTTTGACCCTAGCACAGCATTAGTGCCGTTTAGCGTCAATTCTTCGCTGATGTCATCACCCGCCAGATTAGTACCGTTGACAGTGACTTTTGTAGTTGCCGCAGCATCCGCTTTTACCTGGACATTCCTGGCATATGGCATATCATTTAAAAATTCTGTGATGGTTTGTGCCGACGCCGTAAGCGCGGTGCCATCGAGCAGACCATCTGGATCAGATGCGACAGCTTCCGTTGCTGAAAATTGTAGGTGAGCTACTTTCATTTCGTCGACCAGAGATCCATATACATCGCTCGATAATTTACCTGGATATCTTCCCATTGTTAACACCCCTTCGGGTAATTTCACTTTAAGTTGGTTACGCCGGTATATCGCTTGCAATCTTAACAATGCATCCGCTTTGTGCTGGCTTGCAATCAAATACGCCCCATCCCAAGAAGTCATAAGAGTTGTAGCGCAGGTTGCGTTGTTTCTCGACTTGAATGTCTACTCCAAGATTGCCAGCCATGCCACGTTTGAAAGAGCCGAAGAAGATATCGTTGGCAGCTACTTGGTCTGAGAAAACAACTTCGAATCCACGGATTCTGAATTTAGAACCTTCTCGTTCCACGACAGGAAGGTTGTTGACATCTGTCAAGTTAATGACGTTGGTGTAAAAAGTCTTTTTGCTCATAAGGAATTTGGACTCGCCGTCATATGCTGCAGGCAACAGACCAATAGCACTATCGAGATCGTTGACAGATAGTTCGTCATCGGAATCCCCGCCGGTCCAATCGACTGCTGTTCCATCGGAAACGTCCCATGTTGCGTAATATTCGATGCCTTTAGGCTCGGAATCCCCATCACCATTGATGATATAATTTTCAATTTTGTAGGCGATTGCTTCGGTAAGCTTTCTAACCAGCCAGTCTTCGAAAGCGCTGACTGCCATGGAAGCCAAGTCTGCACCAATGCTCAGGAAGGCATTCATGTTGTATCCGCCCAGGCTGACTGGAACCAGCGTGGCGCTTGATTCGGTTACTGCACCACCAGCTGCTTCGAGAGTCGCTCCGGGAGCTGCAGAACTCACTGTGAAATTCACGTTGCCGTCGACTCTAAACAACTCAATCTCATTGAGCATCGGAACCATATCGACAAGCTTATCCACGATCATGTTGGCTGTTTGTTCAGGCAGTACAGATGACCCTCCAGTCAAGGCTCTTTTTTCAACCTCGTTCAGCTGAGCACCTTGAAGATTTTTGATAAATGCAGTTCTGTACTCTTTCGAGCCAATTCCAACTTGGTTGACCTCCATAGTCCTCTCCTCGCTTTCGGGCTTAAAATTTTTGATGACAACTGCGTCTTCCATGCCCGCTATGTCGTCAGCTAGTTTTTTCCGTTTGTCAGCATGTTCCAGAATCCCTTTTCTCTCTTCTTTGAGAGACTTCGTCTCTTCAATTAGCGCATCAAGATCAGCGCCATCGGATTCCATTTCTGTTTTGATTTGAGCCATTCTTTCCTCAATTTCAGTTAATCTCATTTTTTACTCCTCCAATTCCAAAAGTAGTTTTAGCAGTTTCCTTTTGCGCTTCAGCAACTCCTGCTGTTCCATTTCGATCACTCCGTCGAAGTAGGACCGAGCGCTTATATCAGTGTCGCCGTTTGCAGGAATGCTGACGGCTGACACGTCATAAACTTTTTTGATCTTAGTGATGATCCTTGTCCTGGTTTGGTTGTTGTACATGTCTTCGGCAACCGTGAAGGCCCAAGACATCCTGGTGACAAGCCCCGATTTGATCTCTTCATACATCTCTTTTGATGCCTGGCTTTTGCTGAGGTCTGCTGCAATAAAAAGACCGTGATCATCAGGCTCTATCACAAGCGTCCCGTTGGACTGTCTCGCGAGGACTTTGCCCTCGTGATCGTACTGCATGATGACATCACTCATGTCTGCCTCTTTAAGAGCGTTCCTGTCAATTTGCTCATAGTATTTGATGCCATCGTACTCCCAGATCTCGTAGGGTTTGTCAAAGGTTGTAGCGTATCCTTCGGTATAAAATTCCGTGTCAATTCGCTTCTGTTCCGTCTTCGTACGCAGGATCGTCAAGTTTCGGTATTCCCGGTTCTTCGTTATTGGCACTCTCATCGCCTCCAGTCAATTCGCTTACTTCTGCGTATTCTTTTCTGATAAACCGTTTGTCTCCATCCTCCACATGAGGCAGGTTCCATATATCCATGACTTGATTGGTCGTGAGGATCCCTCTGTCAAACATCTGAGATGATACCTCTAATTTTGTCTGGTTGCTCGCATATTGGAGCCGGTTGGCTGTGAATAGAATCTGGTTGCCGAAGGCGAGCTCCTTGGGCGTGAAGGTCATATTGCTCAATACAAGGCTGAGCTGTATCGCAAACGGCTCGATTTTGCCTTCGTAAAAAGCGTTCCACCCATCCTCTGTCCAGGCGTTCTGCAAGATGCTCTCGTTGGTGCCGAAGTAATTGAAAACGTTGTTTTGAATCACCTTCATCTGGTCGGCATCCACCACGAAGGGTTTACTCTCAATCTGCTTGACCTCTGAATACTTTGCATCAAACATCAGAACGCCCGAGGTGTTGTCGCTCGAAAGGTTATCCTTCGAGAAGCGATCCCGTTCTTTTTTGATGTCCTCAGGTCTTAGTGATTGTCCGACTTTGGCCATGAACCTCAGCATCGCTGATTGTTTGATGCCCTCCTCAATGCCCTGCTTCTGCATGTCAAGGAGTTCCATGGTCGGCTCTAGGGCCTTGTTGCCTCCTCCAAAGAAATCGTCCTTGTACTGATACATTGTCATAATACCGACCCGACTAAATTCAATGGCGGCCTTTTGGCCGTTGCCAAAGGTATACCTCAGCCAGGGTTCTCCTGCAACATCAACAATCTCCGCTCTTTGGGGAAGGAGTGGATAGTATCCGACAATAGTCCGGTAATCTCTCCCGTAGAGCGGCACGATGAAAGCTGTGGTGTCTACAGATAGAATCGTGGCTAGTCGGTAGATAAATTTGTAAGTATCCATGAACGGGTTGGGCTTGAACTGTAGAGTCTTTTCAAGGTTTCTGTAAGCTGATCCGGTGATCTCCGGTTTGAGTTTTGCGCACTGAGATGCAAAGCTATGGATCGCCGCCCTGGTAAGCTCCATCTCATAGATGCCTCCGGAGTAGCTCCTGAACACAGGAGTGTACGCACTCAGGGTTTTAAAATAGCCATCGACTTGCTCTTTTGCTGGCTTGGGGAATAATTTTTCAAAAAGTCCCAATGTCTCACCGCCTTATAGAATTGCCAGATAATCTTCATAGTGTCGCTCCAGGGCTACATAAGCATTAAGCAGTCCCGCGGTTCCATCAATCCTCTTCCGCTGATGCTTTCCTTTTGTGGGCTGAATGTTGCCGTTGCGATCTATGTCAACAGAGGTGTTCGACAAACACCATTTGAGGATTGGATGATTGTTGTAGTTGATTTTCTTGGACTCCAGGTCCGCACCCATCGAGTGCATTGGGCCTGATAGGGTTTTTTTTCCCTGGATGACTGGCTCCATGGAATCTTTTCCAAAATGCATTTGCATCTCCTCCACCCAATAGCCGGCGGACCAGGAGTCATAACCGACCCATGGAATGTAGATATCAAGTTCGTTCTGCACTTCCAAGAACCACTGTGTCACAAACTTGTGATGGACCTTGTTGCCAGGCGTGGCTCTAAGAAGACCCATGTCACGCCATATGTCATAGGGAATTTTGTCCTCCTTGGCTCTTTGCTCCAGGAGATCCTCGGGCAACCAATACATCTGCAGGACATAGATCGTCGGATCGTTTTGACACATAAAAACAACCGTCGCATTGGTGAGGTCGGTGGTGGTGGAAAGGTCTGCGCCACCGACGCCGTAGCGAGGCTTTAATGTTTTCAAGTCGAAGGTCGCCTGGTTATTGAGTTGCTCAAAGGTCAGCCAGGCTTCCGAGGTAGTCTCTCTGATGTTGAAATCTTTTGTGAGGAGATTTTTAACAAGCAGTGGGTTCTTCTTGGCTTTTTCTACCTTGCCTGCGAGCTGGTCTTTTTTCTTGATGGTACCGAGTCCCGGGTTGGCTTGATACCAGTACTGCTCATCCACCCAGTCTTTGCGGTGGTTGAGTTCGTAAATGATTGGCAGAAGTCTCTCGTTTTTGTATCCGTTTGGATCCTTGTATCCGTTGATGACTTGCTCGGCTTCGTCGATCTTGATGTCGTATATGCTCTCTCGGACAGATCCAGCGGTGGTGGTAATGAATATCATCGGTTGCTCCCTGGAAGAGGTCCCGTCAATGATGACATCATATAGGTTCTTATCTTTCCAGGCATGTATCTCGTCCAGGAGTGCCCCGTGGACATTTAGTCCGTCAAGGGTGTCGCTGTCGCTTCCAAGAGGCTTAAATGAGGAATCGTTAAAATCTGACACAAGCTCAGCCACTAGTGGTTTAATCCTTTTGAGGAGCGCTGGGGATTTCTTGACCATCCGCTTGGCTTCAAGCCAAATTATTTTAGCCTGGTCTCTTTTTGTGGCTACCGCGTAGCACTCAGCGCCGGGCTCTCCGTCGGCCACCTGGAGGTAAAGGCCAACAGCAGCAGCGATGGTGGACTTCCCATTTTTCCGACCGACAACGAGCATCACTTCTTGAAACTTCCTGGTCTCGTCTATCTTGTGGACAATACCAAAAGCGGCGGCGATCATGGCCTTTTGCCAGAGCTCCAGAATGATCGGCTTGCCGCCCATGGCACCTTTTGAGTGTTTGCAAAAACCTTCGATAAAGTTTATAGCGTGGTTGCCTTTGTCTGGGTCATATTCCCACTCGGAGGTTGTGTCGTCCATCAGTCTCACGAGTTCTTTGTAGACTTCAAATACCTTATTGGGCGTCCTGCGCCTATTTTGTCGGTTGGTATTGATCCACTGCCAGTAGTCTCTGATGGGGTTGGTCATTTGCTCCTCACGAAGGCGTCAAAGCCGTCTGTCTCCACAGGCTCAACCTCGCTCTTAAGTAGATCTCCAAGTTGTTTTGTGATCGATTGATAGTTTTTATTCATAGTATTATAGAGCCTTGCGACAGGTCGCTCTCGCTCATACGGATCTGTTTTTTCGCTCTGGCTGAACATTTCAAAATATCCTCCCTCATCGAGATCTTTTTCGTAGTCCTCGAGCGTAACTCGCATGTAAGCAGCGCGAGATATCAAACCATCAAAGAGGTCCTTAGAATCCTTGGGTATGTTTTTGTAGATGCGCCTTAGTCTTCGGTCCTCTTTCTTGATCCGCTCTGATTTGGTCAACTCTTTTTTAGTTGCCATAAAAATCACCTCGGTAGGGGGGTCACCCGGAGACCTGCGTGTTAAAGAAAGGTTCACATCCGGTCTGCGTCCTGCCCTTCATTTGGTCCTGAATGGGGGGGATTAGCCTGTATTAAGTCGCCATTATCGTCGAAACAAAGCCCTTCTCTGAGTATTTCTGGGTCACCAAAGTGGATCTTATTGTGACAGTCCTGGCAAACATATTGCAAATTGTCCCAGCCAAGCGTGATGTCTGGATCATTGATGTTCTCGGGTGTCAGCTCTATCTTGTGGTGGAGGATCTCTCCTGGTGCTATCGTCCCATTCGCCAGGCATTTCTCACACAGTCCATTGACTGAGTCAATATATGATGCCCTGCACTTGATCCATGCGGATGAGTTATAAAAAGATTTTGCAAAAGCCCTAGCCATTACTTCTCCCACCTCGTCTGATGGACTGCGCCATGGTCCCTGGTATAGGTGTCAGTTGTCTCCATGCACTGCCTGAGGTCGTCATACCTCCCGATCTGGTTGATGCTCCTATGCCCAAAAGGGCACGCTATATATCGCCCGGCTATCTCCGCCTCTTTGAGCTGCTCTGTTAGCATGATGAACTCCGCCCCACAGATATTGCATCTATATGCCACATACATACTGTCACCCCAGTCTTTGCAATAAAAAACCACCCGAGAGGCTTGGCCTCTGAGTGGCATACTATTACTCTTAAAGTATAGCACAAAAAACGTGACATTTGGTGAAACATTTCATTTTTCTGGCATTTTTATATTTTTCACCAAAACACCGAGACCTTCATTGCTGATCCTGATGCACTGCCTGCTTGAGATTCCCACTTTGCCCGATATCCTTTCCCATCGATAGCGTCTAAAATATCTCATCTCAAGGATAAGTCTTGATGTCAGGTCAATTTCTTCAAGAGCATCATCAACCATTTTTCTCTTTCTGATAAGGTGATTGATATTTTCTATCGTGGCAATAGCTTCGTTGTCGTATATGCTAAATATTTTTTCAACTGCAGCATATACCGGATTAGATATGGATCCTCCCCCAGGCATGCCTGATAATGATGATGTTGTAGTAATGTTGTATCGATTATCCAGGATCCACTCAAGGCGCTTGGTGAGTCTTTCTATCTGCTCGTCTATGTATGGATAGCTATAGAGCAGTCTCTTTAGTTCCTCTTTATTCAAACTCAATCACCATCCTCTCTTCATCCTTGGTGTCAACTCTGCGCTTGTATCCTGTGGCCTCTATGATCTGCCTATCGTCCTTATAGGCAATTCCATTGAGCGCATCCATCGCTGCTTTGAGGTAATTGTCCACATCTCCATCCCTCCCAAAGGGTGTCGTCTTGCCGAAGAGATAGACGGTGACCTTGAGTCTTGTGATATCCCCTAGTCTGATGCCTTGCTCCATCGCACAAGCTGTGACGTGATTCTTATAATTCAGATACCTCCCGGCATCTTTTCTCACCCATTTGCCCTTTTGAGTCATCCTGGTGTATGGCACCGGTCTGCCCGGGATGATAAGTCTACCCATTTTGCACCCCTATTCTTTCTCTGGTGGCGTCAGGCAATCATATAGCTTGTGATACATTTTGTTGATTCTTTTCTCTTGGATCTCCTTGCATCGCTTGTCCAAACAGGTCACGCAAGCATTCTCATATTTTTCCAGCAAAGTATAGTATTCTTCTTTGTCGGCTTTAGCGAAACTTCCCATATCTTGGTCAACACGGCCTATGCCCATTTCAGTTATTATTAAAGGCTCATTACTCCCGAAAGCCTCAAATGGAACATTAAACGGCACGCCCAACAACTTCACAAGTTCTTTCCATCCAATCATTTCCTGGCCTCCTTTTCCATATTTTTTACGAGCATCCTTTCGAGCTCCTCTTCGGATGGTTTCTCCTGGCTATCGGTGTAGTTGTGGAATGTGTTCTTCTTTTTGTTCTCAGTCTTTGGGTCCTTGATTTCATAAACGCTTTTCCAGCCGTTCATAATTGACTGATTTAGAATCTCTATTTTGCCATCGTCAGTGTCTGCCAGTTGGTCAAGCTTAGTCAATAAAATCATGACTGCTCGATCAGTCATTGGACTCTTTATTTTTTTTCTAAAATCTTTAAAATCTTCAATGGCCGCCTCCAGGGGCGAAAGCCCCATATCCTCTTTCTTTACATTCTTATCATTCTTTACATTCTTGTTAGTTGTCAACTGCTTGTCAACTGCTTGTCGGTTGCTTGTCAACTGCTTGTCAGATTGCTTGTCAGTCTTATCATTGACCCCTTGATAATGTCCCCAGTTTTCAATCTTTATAAGTCTATTTTTGTTTGTCGATTGGTTTGTCAAAAATTCGTATTTTTCAAAACGATCTAGAGCGGTTCTAACTTTTCTTATAGAGACACCCTCGCCACATAGTTTGGTTATAGATTTCAAACTAGTGACAAGTTCCCCTGGTTTTGCTTTGTATTTTTCACCCATCCATTCCCACTCTTTTTCCTTGTGATTAGCCATTATAAGAAGCGTGACCAGGATAACTTTTTGCTCAGGAGTAGATGCTTGCCAGATAGGTTTTTCTATTAATTTTCGGTGTAGCTTGATCCATCCATCCATTGCTCAAATCACTCCTAGAAAGGAACATCATCATCATCTACCTTGGCGAAATCACCAAAATCATAGTCATCCACAACCTTTTGTTTTTCGTCTCCACTAGCCTTATCAAGGTACTGGATGCTATTCGCCAGCACCTCCGTCACGTGGATTTTAACACCATCTTTGTTGTCATATGACCGCGTTTGCAGACTCCCAGTCACGCCCACCAGGCGCCCTTTGCCGATATACTTGACGAGATTCTCAGCCTGCTTATTCCAAGCAATGATATTGAAAAAATCCGTGATCTTTTCCTTTGAGAAATCTCTATCCACAGCGATGGTGAAATTGGTCACAGCCTTTCCATTTTGTGTGTATCTAAGCTCAGGATCCCTGGTGAGTCTTCCGATCAGGTTAACACTGTTCACAAAATCTCCTCCAGTCTATATTCGGTGATGTGGCCAATTTTTGACCTTTTTTCAAAATGATAATTTATCCGATTGATCACTTCAGAGAGTTTCATTTGAGCATCTCTCTTATTCTTAAATATTTGAGCAGTTGATTCATCGCTTGATATATGTCCATGGCGGCTGACATAAAGCTTGCCGTCATAGCTTTTCAAAACAATTCTCCAGGCCATTTTCAGTCCTCCAATTGCTGGCACTCTGGACATATGTGCCTCCAGAGCCCATCTTTAGATTTTACTTCCCAGCCACTTGCTTTTATTGTTTATCAATCATTTATTTCCTCCTTCCCCCAGGGCGCCATAAAGGCGCCTGGGGAATTATTACGATGGGCTTACTTTATTAGTTTCGGTTCCCTCTTCGTAGGTCTCATACTCCGCCTCGAAAACATTGTCACCTTGCACGTCTGTCATATTCTCAGATAGATCATGTTTGATGGTGGCATCGGTCGCCATTTCTCGCTGGAACTCTACCTTGATCGGTGCGTATTTAAGGACCTTCTTGAGCACTGTCTTCTTTGCCATCTCGTTGAAGTCGGAGACCCAGGGACCATTGCCAACACTCTTGCTGAATCGCTGAGCGTGTTTTTTAACTTCGCTCATGGTCATAACTTCAAACCCGAAACCACCATTGACGAGCTTATACACAGCATACACATGTGTCGGGCCACCTCTTTCTCCTTCTGATGGCCTATGCTCGAGCTTGCGGTCCAGTCCAAATTCATACTCAAAATCATCATTTTCATGGACGACTACGGCATAGATTTCTCTAAATTCTCCTGATCGGTGAGCTAGATCAATCAGGCCTTTGTACCCCAGCTGGAAAGATGCTTCCATCGTTCCTTTGTTTCGATTGTTTCGATAGGGAATCAAGTAGGCTTGCCCCAGTGGAGTATTTGGCTCAAGTCCAAGTTGCGCTGCACTCATCAGAGCCCCCATGAAGCTCGAAGGGGTGCACTCAGCGAGCTTTGGGTTCACTGATATGGCCGTAAGGGCCATCCTTGTAAAACGTTCTGGTGTAATGACCGCAGGAAGCGCCTTCTCAATTTCGGGCTTCATGGTAGTGATCCACTGCCTGATATTCTTCTGTTCCTTCTGTGGTTCTGGCGCCAGCTTGTTTTTTAGATCCGTCATTTTGGTACCTCCTTATTTGATAGTGAAGCGCCTTGAGACGCTTTCTTTGGCATACTGCTCGTAGATTTCCGGGTGGTCGACTTTTAGAGCTTTGGTGTCGAGCCGATTGGATGTCACGGTTGACCAAGTGATTTTTGTATCGCCAATCTGAGCTTTCTCTGCCTCGCCCATTTCGAGCTTAATTTCCTGCTCAATCTGTTTCTTTTCGGTGTCGAGGACGCTGATCAGCCCCTTGACCTCTTTATATCTTTCAATCTTGACCCACTGGTCCAACTCATTAAGGATTATGGCGGTCCCATTGGACTCCGGATATTTCTCTTTGATGATGCCCTCCACGTCCTCAGAGCCGTCAGGAGGAGGGAGTTCACCCTTCTGCACATAGTTAGTCCAGAAGTCAATCTCTGCGTTCAGTAGGTCATTTAAGAGTTCCTCGTCACGCTCGATTTTCTTGTAAACGAATTTCTCATTGCCAATGAGAACCGCTATGTACCAAGCTTTATATCCCGTCACAAGCATGTAGTGGTGGCACTGCAGCTCGTAGTGCGCCGGGATTTTATCTCCCTCCCAGTCGGCTTTAGCATAGGAGTTGGTAGTCTTGCACTCAAGCCCGATTTTCTCGCCCACCAGGAGACGGTCCACGTTCCCGAGGATGAAGTCGTAATCAGGGTGCCTGAGGATGGCATTCCTGCGCCTGACTTTGAAGCCTGTTGCCTCGCTGAATCTCTGAGCCACATAATCCTCAAGATCACGGCCTACCCGCATCCGCTCGTTGTCAATATCCTTGATGTCGTCCGTAGTTTTATCTATATACACGCTAACGGCGCTTTTCCAGGGATTAAGGCCCAAGATTGCTGCTACATCACTTCCGCCTATGCCGCTCTGCCTTGCTTTTAGCCAATCCAATTTCTCTTGATCCATTGTCATTCCTCCTTTTATTTGTTACAATTTTGGTGTAAGTTTTTCTTTAGCACTTCACGTTTTTGTGAGTGCTTTTTTATTTGTCAAGCTGCACGACCTCGTACCTGTTTTTCTCGCTCACCCTTTTCCGGTATGACGGCGTTTTGTAGAAGTGGACTGTCTTTGGCAGTATGCCCAAGGCGTAACCAATCTCGGCCACGGTACCCATGGCCAGCAGCTCATCCCCCTTGTAAAATGCGTATTCTTTGGCTTTAGACATCATTTCACCCGCTTTCATGCATGATCTAGTCGATAACATTGTGGCACCTAGCTCCGAGATTTCCGGTGATTCCCAGTCCCGTCTGCTTGAATTCCCATTCTGAATAGGGAAATGAATAGTTCAGGCAATAGTTCAGGCTGCCAAACCCTCCGTCCTTGTAGGCTTTGCTGCCGTAGTAGTCCTTGAATTTATCCTGGGCCTCCTTGAGTGTTTCCGCTTTGATCTTCACCCAGCCTCCTCTATAGAGTTGACCGGCGGAACCAAAGGTGAAATAAAAGTAATTATTCAATGATCCATACCTCCCTTTCTCGCACTCCCCACTCGAGCGCCTCTTCCAGATCCTCAATGTAAAGGTCCAGGTGTTTGCCCTTCACTGCCCCGCCACAGTCCTCAACGGTGTAGACATGTGTTAGGCCATCAATCATCACTCTCGTTCCAGGAGGCAGGAACTCCCAGTCGCTCGCAATGGTGTGATTCTCCGTCACATAGACTCCAGTAGCCGTGATGCCATACAGTGGGTCACCAGGACTCTTACCCGTGCTCTCCGGTCCTGCGGTATAGGCAGTGACTTTGAAGATGCCTAGAGATTCGAGAGAATCGCTGCCAGGAGCAGGATCCCCCACAGAATCATCCCGAGTTTCGTCAGTCTCGAGATTCTGCACCTCTTTTTCCGGGAAAACAACCTCACAGGTGTGGCTCTCAGCAGATGATCTGCCATCAGGGTATGTCTCAATGAGGTAGTCTGATCTAATCTCCGCATATGCCATCCACCCTCCTATCAAAAATGATATGACTCCTATCAGAATCAAACGCTTAAGCATCTTCAACCACCAGCCCTTGCCAATATTCTTCGATGAGACGCTCCAAAATGTATTTCTTTCCTTTTCCTGTGACCCGTGTCGTGCGGTATGTGAAGGTTCCCTTTGAAGACTCTCTAACTCCTTCCGTGATTTCAAAATAGCCTCTGTCGAGATACTTTTGGTATGGCTCTGTCTTGCCTGGCATTATAAGTCTCCAGTCTCTGAGTTTACTCCAGAGTGTTTTTTCGCCGATGGTAATACCTTTTTTTGATGCAATCTTTGCAATTTCTCTCACAAGCAGTGAATTTTGGCTGGATGCAATTTGATTCTGAAACCTTTCTGCGCCATCAAGACGTTTTTTATAGTCCCGCAACATCTGGTTGGATACAATCAGGGCCCTTGCCATGATTTTCTCTGGTGTATTCCAGGCTTTTTCAACTTCGATAAAATACTGGCGGAGCTGGTGAGCTCTTTCTCCACCGCTGATCATTGCGAGGTGCTTGGCTATTTCGAGGGTGATGTGATAGTCGGTACTAGGACGTCCTCCAGTACTTTCTAACCTCAAAGGTAAAAAGTCTTCTCCTTCCAACAAACCAAGTTGATTCAATTGCTGTTCAAACCATTGAGTAAAGTGCTTATGAATTCCTAGTCTGTTATGTAGCTCTCTTGCTGAAACTACCTGCTCGTTATTTTGATTTACTTCAACAGTGATTAATTCATTCATCCCTAGTCCTCCTTTCATGACGTTCTCTTACGAAACGCTCAAGCTCATAGTCAGGGATCTTAATCCCATTAAGATTCAACGGAATGATGCTGCCGCTCTTGATAAGCTTGTACACTGTGTCCTTTCCGACTCGTAGGATTTTTGCTACTTCCGACACTTTGTAGATTTCCATGGTTACCTCCTTTCTGAAATAGTTGATTATTTATCTACTTGTTTAGCAAAAAAAATAGCCTCCTTCTCATCTAAAGATTCAACCCCTAATATTTCGCAAATAATCAATATTTCACTTGACTTAAACTCGGATTCATTATTTATCTTTTTATTAAGTGCAAATCTTGATATGCCTATTTTTTTAGCTATGTACCCGTATTTGAGACCAGAATCCTCAATTTTATTTCTTAATTTTATTGTATTAGTCATATTCTCACCCCCCTCATAGTTGATTATTAATCTACTCTTATGCTAGCATTGGATATATTTATTGTCAACCATTATTGTTTATTTTGTTGATTAAATATCTATTTCGGGGTATTATATGTTATGTAAAGAGGTGATAATATGACAATCGGCGAACGCATTAAAACCAGAAGACAAGAATTGGGATTGACTCAAGAAGATCTCGCTAATAGGATGGGATACAAATCAAAGTCTACAATAAACAAAATTGAAATGGGGATTAACGATATTACTCAATCAAAAATTGAATTATTCGCAGCTGCTTTAAACACTACACCTGCACATCTCATGGGATGGAAAGACGATTTGCCTCAACCGCCGCCACTTCCAGATCACGAGTTCGATGATCCCGAGGAGGCAGTAAAATTCATTTTAGAACAACCTGCCATCATGGCTTATGGCGGTTATGATCTAGAAACTATGAGTGACGAAGAAATAATAGACATGGCCAATGATGTGCTTTATGTTGTCAAATTAAGCACTGAGAGGCACAAACGGAAAAAGTGATGAAAGGACTATAGAAATGCAGTGGATAAAAGATATAGTAGCTGGTCTCGTTGAACACAGTGGCACCAGCGACATTTACACAATCTGTGATTTCCTAAATATTGAAATTATTAAAAAAACTAACATTAATTCTAAAAGCTATTATGTAAGAGACTCTTTTGGGTCAGAAATAATTTATTTAAAACCAGGACTTAATCCAAAAAAAGAAAAAGCAATCATCGCTCATGAACTTGGACATGCTATCCTCCATACAGATTTGAGCACAGCATTTTTTGCTGGGAATCGACTTGCAAATAAATGCAAAATTGAAAAACAAGCAGACTACTTCGCTGCTACGCTCTTGACGTGGGAAATTGATCTGGATAATTACAGCTGGGATGGTCAAACGATTGATCAGCTGGCTGAGGAAATAGACGTTACGACGGACCTTTTGAAAATCAAATCAAATAATCAAAGAGGTGAGTAAATCACATGAATGGATCAGTAAGAAAGAAAGGGGACCAGTGGTATTTCAGTTTTGAGCTCGCAAAAGTAGGCGGAAAGCGTCGTCGGGTTGAGCGCGCTGGTGGCAGGACCAAAAAAGAAGCCCAGGCAAAGATGAGAGAGGTCATGGCGGAGTATGAGAAGGCTGGACAACTTTTTGACGAGTCCGAGATCTCTGTGTCCGACTACATGGACTATTGGATTGACAACTATGTGCGGACGAACCTTAAGTACAATTCATTAACTTACTATCAAGGCATCATCAAAAACCATATCAAGCCTAAGTTTGGCCACTACAAGTTGAGCACAATCACTCCAGCCACGATCCAGACATTTATTAACGGCAAATTTATCGAGGGTTATTCAAAAAACTCCCTGACAAACATGATGGGCCTGCTATCCAAGGCTTTCAAGATGGCTGTGCACCCTTACGGATTTATCAAGCAAGATCCGACTCGCTTTGTGACGGTGCCAAAGATGGACCAGAAACCGAAAGATGGCGAGGACCTCAAGATTATTGCCATGAAGGATTACAGGAAAATCCTTGAGCGTTTCCCGCGAGGCTCAACCTTTTATGTTCCGCTCGAGATCGCTTTTGGAACTGGAATGCGAGGAGGAGAAGTGTGTGCTCTTACTTGGGACAATGTGAATCTCTCCGCGAAGACCATCAGAGTTGAAAAAACAATGATCATGATGGAACATGGCCACTGGGAGCTTGGGACTCCAAAGACGAAGAACTCCTATAGAACCGTCCAGATCACAGAGCACCTGGCGACGGTGCTTAAGCAGGCACAGCGTGACCAGAAAGAGAACTCTCTTAAGTATGGCCAATACTACCTGCAGTCTAATCATGTCTGCACCAAGGAGAACGGGGAGCCGGTGACAACCAATTCGCTTAAGTATCTCTCACGCGTGGTCAACTATGAACTCATGATTAACTTCAACTTTCACAGTTTGCGTCATACCCACGCATCGATACTCGTGGCATCTGGCGCAAACTTCAAGGCGATTCAGGAGCGTCTTGGTCACTCTAATCTATCAACCACGATGGACACCTACGCCCACATTTCTGAGGACCTAAAGGCCTCAACCGCAGATCTCCTAGAGAGACTATCAAAGATTGTAGACTGAATTTATCTCCACAAAAAAAGAACCCAATGCAGGGTTCTTTTTCTTTTGTTAATATAAAATTCCAACGTGCTAAAAAAAGCGTCGGAAGAATGTCGGAAAATAGGCTTTTTCAGCACTATAAATCATGCATAAACGTTGCTATTTCAACGTTAGTGACAGCGCAGTCTCCACGTGCATTGACTATGGAACCTATAGCTTTAACTCTCCTTGTCTATCCTTTTGGATATCTAACAAACGTTGGTATTTCAACGTTCCTTTGGAACCGTCGTCCTTGAGTGTCCTTACCCATCCTCCCTGATTCTTAGCAAAAACAGAAAAAAGCGTCGGAAGAATGTCGGAAAAACTAGGGGAAAATAGTTTGCATTCTTTGACAATGTATTACATGTGTGTTACTTTATTTATAGAGAGGCACCAAACTAAAAAGGAGGATACAAAAAATGACCAGATTTGAGGATCTTAAAAAGATGCACCAAGATGTGATGGATGATGAAAGGGCCTACGCTGAGTGGGTGGAACTGGTCCCCGACGGGGCTGATGATGATGATCTGAAAGAGATTGCAGATGATGACGATCTGTACGATGCGGCCGCGGCTCTCTATAAGGCCATCAACGGTGGATATCACCCAGCTCAGACAGAATGATTGCCCCGTATACCGGACCAACACCCGGAATGGTTGTGACAGGAGAATCGAGTTTGACCATGTAAGCTGCTCAATCATCTGGCGGATCTGGAATGCGAAGGAATCCACAGCAATGCGGATGCCGAGTGAACGTCCGGCAACAGCCTTGATTTCCAATATCCCACGTGGTGATCGGGAATAAAAGAAGTCACTGTCAGTGAACCACGTCTCTGACAAATACTAATATACAAGGAGCAATTAAAATCAAAAATAAGGCAATCAATTTCAGAGTTTCTCACGAGCAGTACGAAGAGATTTTGTATCTTGCAAAGTCTTTGAATATGGATATATCAGAATATATAAGGTTCCTGCTAAAAAATGAGTGGCTAAAAACAAAGTAGCACCACACAAAAAACCGACAGGCCCAAGGAGGGAAGACCTGTCGGTTTTTATAGAGGATGTTGCGTCAATACTCATCGTATTTGAATGGCGTTTTTCTGCTATCTAGGTGGATAAACTTTTTTTCAGGGTAGTAAAACATCGCCCCGCCACCCAGTGATTGCCACTTGGTTTTTATGTTATCAATAAATTGTTGCTGCCTTTGGATATCAAAAGCCTGAAAGTCAGAGGGGAGAGGAAAGTCCGTTGCGATTCCCTTCAAATGCATGCTATTTTTTGCCCCGCCTACTCTTTGATTATGGGCAGGCGATCGATGCCATGAGGTAGGGATAATCGGCCGATTGTACCAGATCCTGAATTTCTCCATGCGCTGGGCGTGATCTATAATCTCTGGTGTCATCGGTAGAGGCGATCCGTCATTGCACATCATTTCCGACAGCTTAAAGTGTGGTGTTACATGCCCATCATAGACCTTGATGATCTTCACTTGAGTCACCTCGATTGGCATCAACATAGCCCTCTGCCAAGATATATACGATTAGCGTGGATCCCGCTGTAATTATCCCCGCAATCTTCTCGATGTCCGCTTCAGCCACGTTGAAAGCAAAAAGCATCGCGGTTATAAAACCGATCAGAGCTGCCCAAAATTTCCTACTTGATAATTTTTGTTTCCAGTCTATCATCTTTTTCCACCTTCTCTTTCTTAATACTTGCCAAGCTCCAAAGCTCAGCAGTAGTAAATCCAAACCATGCTCCTACCAATGCCATCGGCTCACTACCAGTTCTTAGAAATAAATACATAATAGCAAGCGTGAACAAAATATTTAGGATAATTACTGAGATGACTATGAACTTAGAAAATTTACCCTTTTTCTTTTTTATCATTTTATCACCACCATTTTATTCGCCTGGTCCCAACTAACTTGATGCCCTAAAGCTTCTGCTAATTCTCTGACCGATACATAATTACGGTCATTTTCAAATACTCCGTCCATATAATAAAGTATACCGTTTATATTAATCTTAATGCCTTCTGGCTCCTCCTGCATAAAAGATTCAATCATCTTTAGGAATCTATCCCAACCAAGGTCAAGGGTCCTATGCGGACAATATTTGCCTGAGAAATCTTGATGCTTCTTTACCTTGTCGATTCCCCAACCCCTTTCTCTTAATTTGGCTGCAATAAACTCAGCTGCTAAGTTCTCTGCTTTGTCGAATCTTGGTCCACCTGATTTGGAATAGCAAATTTCAATT